CGACGGTCACGTTCACCGCTGGCACGCCCATTGGCATCGTCAACCTCGCATCTCACGGTCTCGCGGTTGGTGAGCCGGTCCGATTCTCTTTGTCCGGCGGCACGCTGCCGGCCGAACTGACTGCCGGGGTGACCTACTACGTGCAGGCAATCCTGTCCAGTGGGACCTTCAGCGTCTCCGCGACCAGCGGTGGGGCAGTAATCAGCTTCGCCGGCGTGGGCACTCCGACCGTGGTGATGACCTACTGCAGGAACGCGCTGAACGGTGGGCGGCTGATTGTGGATTGGGAAGACGCTGGCGTGATGAAGCGCAGCTGGGCGACCATCGTCGGGTCGACGACGCTGACCTTTGTCACGGGGTCCTGGGGCGGGGCGGGGTCTATCCCCGACAGCGGCGGCGCGGCCAAGGTGAAGCGCTACACGGCGTGGGTCCCACACTTCCTCGACAACCCGCACTCCTACACCGCGGGCGAGGGATTCACCTACCCGAACAACGACATGCAGCCCTGCTACAAGGGGGCCGCGTTCGGTCGTGGGGCAGTGATCAGAAACCGCCCGCGCGGTGCGGCGGCGACCAACTACGGCGACCAGTTCGGCAGCATGCTGATCGTGGCGTCGAGGCTCTCGGCTGCGATCGGGAAGCGGGTCAACGTCGTCATGCTGTCGGTCAACGCGAGCGGCCTCGCGCCGGTGAACACCAACAACCTGTTTGGGTTCGACGGCATCGTTGGCTGGTGGGATCACCGGAAGCACCTCACCTGGGCGCCGGTGCTCTCGACATCGATCTACCAGCGGCTGGCCAAGCTACTGACCACGATCGCGCCCAACGCGCTCGTCGCCGAAGGCAACACCAAGACACTGCGCGTGCTGGCCCACGTCCACTGCCAGGGCGAGACCGATGCGCTGGCCAAGCACACCCGGCCGTCCTACGGCACGGCGCTGCGATCGTTCGTCACCACGGTGCGCACGCTGATCACGACACTCGGCTTCAACCCCTACAGCAACGGCGCGAAGATCCCGTTCCTGCAACCGAAGATCGGCCAGATCCCCTACTGCCTCGAGGGCGTCTACACCTACTACGGCATCACCCAGACGTTCGACGGCGACGTGCTGCAGCTGGTGAACGACGCGATCGTCGACCACGCCATCTCGGACGGGTTTGGCGACTACATCGAGTGCGACGACCTGCCTCGCATCCTCACCGATCCAGGCCACTTCAACGGCACCGGTGAGGCCGCGCGCGCCACGCGCATTGGTGCTGCGCTCGAGCCGCTGATCGATCGCACGTTGGCCGTCGGGTCGACCGCGCTGCTGACGACTCAGACGTCGGTGATCAACCTGTGCAACATCGCGCTCGGCCACATCGGACAGGCCGCGATCACGTCGCTCGACGACGGCTCGACCCAGGCCGGGCTCTGCAGGATCTACCTGCCGGAGTCTCGCGACAACCTGCTGCAGGCGCGCCAGTGGTCGTTCGCCAAGCAGCGCGTCGCGCTGACCCGCGTGAACCGCAAGTCGAACCCGCTCACCAGCCAGTTCGACTACTGCTACGCGGTGCCGTTCGATGCGCTGAACGCGTTCGCGGTGTTGCCGCCCTACGACGGCGTCGCCGAGTTCGACATCTTCCGCACGCTCGAGGCCGGCTACTCGGTCGAGTTCATCACCAACGGCGGGCAGGCCGAACCGCAGGACGAGACCAACGGCGGCTCCGAGAAGGAGCCCGAGGGCGCGCGCTACATCCTCGAGCAGTCGCCGCTCGGCGGCCGCCTGCTCTACACCAACCAAGCCCAGGCGACGCTGCGCTACGTGCGCCGCGTGCTCGACCCCGACGTCTGCCCGCCAGCGTTCCTCACGGCGTGGGGCTGGTATCTCGCCTCGCTGCTGGCCAGCGCCACCATCAAGGGCGACCAGGGCGAAGCCGTCGCAGATCGGTGCATGAAGAAGGCATCTGCCGCCGCGGCGCTCGCCGCCTCGAGCGATGCGCAGCAGCAGTCCCCAGTTCGTCCGTTCGATCAGATCCCCAGCCACATGCAGGACCGATGAGCCGACACCTGAAGCTGCTGCAGCGTTCCTTCGCCGGTGGCGAGATGGCGCCCGACATGTATTCGCGCGTCGACGACGCGTCGGTGCAGGCCGGGTGCGCGCTGATGAAGAACGCGATCAGCCAGCCTCAGGGCTCGTTCGTGCGCCGGCCGGGCACCCGGCTGGTGCGCGAGGTCAAGGACAGCGCGCTCAACAAGCGCGTGGAGCTGGTGCCGTTCACGTTCGCGACGGGCGACACCTTCACGCTCGAGTTCGGCCGCGCCACGGTCTCCTCGATCGAGGTCGGCTACATCCGGTTCCACACCGATGGCGGCACGCTGCTCTATGAGAAGCCGCGCGAATACGTGGCACCGGCCAACATCGACGCTGCAACACCATGGATCGCCACCGGCAATAACGTAACCACGGCCGCGGCGCACAGCTTCGAGACTGGCGACCCCGTCGTTATCGGCATGTCGCCATCAGAGCCGTGCGTCCCGGTGATCAGCACCTACCAGTTCGGCGTCACCTCCGTTGCCGACGAGAGCGTTGTCATCGGTGTTGGCGCGCAGGTGCTCTTCAACGTCACCAACCCCGCTCACAGCATGCCATCCGGCACGATCGACGGCGTGGCACTGACACTCGAGGCCTACCGCATCTACTACGTCGCCTCGGTGACGACGACATACTTCACGATCAGCGAGTCTCCCGGTGGCAGCGCGTTCCTCATCTCGAACATCGGTGGTGCCTCCCTGGTGACAGCGGTCTACCCGACCATCGCCACCGGATCGCTCAAGCTCGGCACCGTCTACTACGCGAGAGACACCGGCGGGTCGACCGTGGCGCTGCACAACAGCGAGGTCGAGGCGATCACCAACTACGGGGCGAAGACGTTCGACAAGATCGGCACCGGCAGCTTCCGCATGCAGTATGCCTACGAGTCGGGCAACCTCGTCTACGTGACGGGCACCGGACCTCACGTCTGCAGGAAGCGACCGTGGATCACGAAGGGACGCGAGGGCTACTGCTACAACGACGACTACCTGGGCCACAACCCGCCTGCGTTCCTGAACTACTGGACCCAGATCTCGGGCTCTTACAGCTCGGTCACGGCCGACGCCGGGACCAACCTCATCACCTGGGCCACGCACGGTCTGGCGAGCGGTGACCCGATCATCTTCACCACCACTGGGACGATGCCCGACCCACTGGTGAGCGGCACCGTCTACTATGTGATCAAGGTCGACGCCAACACCTTCTACGTGTCGGCGGCACCGTTCGGCGTGCTCATCGACCTGACAACGAACGGAGCCTCGGTCACCGCGTTCGCCAACTCGTTCTACGAGGTGCCGCACGATTACTCGGAGACGGAAATTGCGGCGCTGGGGAACGCCCAGAGCAACGACGTGATGTCGCTCGCATCGCAGCACAAGCCGTTCGCCGAGCTGCGCCGGTTGTCGAACACCAACTGGCGGCTCGAGCAGGTGCCGTTTCGATCCGATGTCGACCCGCCCCAGGGTCTCGCGTGCTCGTCGCCGTTCCGCGGCGAGGCTTACCAGATCAACATCACCAACTTGGGCGCGGACACCGACACGGTTGGCAACCACCTGTTCAGCGGTGGCGAGACGGTCTACGTCTACGGGGTTTCACTGGCCTACAACACCGGCCACTACCGCATCGCCGAGAGCACGGCTCCGAACGCGACGCGCGTCTACCTTGAGGACCTGACGACTGGGGCGATTGTCACGCCGACCCAGGTCGATGGGCCCGGCTACATGCAGCCGTCGCTGTCGGTCGTGGACACCACCAACTACTACGTGGTGACGTCGATCGATGAAGCCGGCGTAGAGTCGGGTGCCTCGGGCCAGATCACCGTCACCAACAACCTCTACGTGCAGGGCGCCTACAACCCGCTGACGTGGACGGATGCTCGAGGTGCGAACCGCTACCGCATCTACAAGAAGAGCATCGGCGTGTTCGGCCTGATCGGCGAGACGACGACGGCGTCGTTCACCGACGACAACATCACGCCCGACCTGTCGATCGCGCCGCCGATCGTCGGGGCCGAGCTGCTCAAGGAAGGCGTCGTGGTCCTGACCCAGGCAACCGGCTTGTGCACTGCGGCTGGGCACGGTCTCGAGAACGGTATGCCGATCGTCTTCGGCACCAACTGCGGCTCCACCTACGGGCTCGGCTTGCCAACCCAGATCGTCGAGGGCACGACCTACTACGTCAGCGGTGCTGGCACTGACACCTTCAAGGTGTCGACGACGCCGTTCGGGACGCCATACGACTCGTTCAGCTTGACGCCCGCGGGCATCACCACCTACCGCTCTGGCTTCTTCCCTGGTGCTGTCGCCTACTTCGAGCAGCGTCGCTGCCTCGCAGGTTCGCTGTCGCGGCCGCAGGACGTTTGGATGACCGCGAGCGGCACCGAGTCGGACCTGAGCTACTCGATCCCCACGGTCGACAGCGACCGCATTCTGTTCAGGGTGGCGACGCGCGATGCCGCGGTGGTCAGGCACATGGTTCCGCTGTCGCACCTGATGCTGATGACGAGCTCGAGCGAGCTGCGCGTCACACCGGTGAACGACGACGCCCTGACCCCGTCGTCGGTCAGCGTTCGCCCCCAGAGCTACGTCGGCTCGAGCTCCGTGCAGCCGGCGATCGTCAACAGCACGGTCGTCTTTGCGGCCGACCGCGGCGGGCACGTTCGCGAGCTCGGCTACTCGCAGGACGTCTCGGGGTATCTGGCTGGCGACCTGTCGCTGCGCGCTCGGCACCTGTTCGACGGTCTCAGCGTGTCGCGCATCGCCTACCAGAAGGCGCCGGTGCCGGTGCTCTGGTTCCCGTCGTCGAATGGGAAGCTGCTCGGCCTGACCTACGTGCCCGAAGAGCGCGTCGGCGCATGGCACCAGCACGTCACCGACGGCACGTTCGAGAGCGTCTGCTCGGTCCCCGAGGACACCGAGGACCGGATCTACGTCGCTGTGAAGAGGGGTGTGAAGCGATACGTCGAGCGGCTCGCAGCGCAGGCCGAGCAGGTGATCGCGGACTGCTTCTACGTCGACTGCGGCGTGACCTACAGTGGCGCTGCCACGACGACCCTGCAGGCGCCGCACCTCGCCGGCGAGACAGTGTCGTTCCTGGCTGACGGCATCGCCGGGTCGGCGACGGTCAGCGGTGCTGGCGTGCTGACGATCCCGACCGCGGCGACCAAAGTGCACTACGGGCTGCCGTTCGTGACCGAGGTGCAGACGATGCCGATGGCCATGCAGGTCGACGCGTTCGGCTCCGGCAAGACGAAGAACATCAACTCGATCTGGCTGCGCGTGCTGGCGAGCGGGGCCTTCCAGGCTGGGCCGACGTCGACCAACTTCGTCACCGCGCCGCGACCATCTGCAGGACAGCTACTTACCGCGCTCGTCGAGGTTATGCTCCCAGCCGCGTGGTCCGACGAGGGTCAGATCTACATTCGACAATCCAACCCGCTGCCGCTGACGGTTGCCGGGCTCACGATCGAAGTCGCAACCGGAGGCTAGTCCATGGGTGAGTTCAGCAGCTACCTGTCCGCGCCACCCTCGATGTGGGGCAAGCCGATGAGCCCAGCCAGCGGGGCGAACGCGCCGTCTGGCACAGCTTCCGGCTACTCCGGCATGCAGTCGTTCGGCAACGTCATGGCCGTCGCCGGCGCCATCAACTCGGCGGTCGGCGGCTACTACTCGGCCAAGTCGAACCAATACCAGCTGAAGTCGCAGGCGCTCGACCTCGAGTTCGCCCAGACCATGGCCGGGATCAACGCCCGCGCCGCCGAGCAGGACGCTGTCCTGGAGCTCGCTGCGGGGCAACGTGAGGCCGGCAAGCTCGGATTGCAGTATCGGGCTGCCAAGGCCAGCATGGCCACCGCGACCGCAGCTGGGGGCATCCAGGCGGGCGTGGGATCGGCCGCTGAGGTCCAGACCAGCATCTCCTACGCCAAGGAGGCTGACATGATCGGCATCAACGCCAACGCCGTGCGCGCCGCCAACACCGCGCGGATGCGGGCGGTCGACTACCAGAACCAGGGTCGGATGGCCGGGGTCTCGGCAAAGAACGCGCGGGCGACCGCCAAGGCGATCTCGCCATGGGCCACGGCCGGCTCCAGCTTGGTCGGCTCGGCCGGCACGGTCGCGCGCCAGTGGGCCGTCGATGAGCGCTCGAGCGCCAGATACCAACGAGGACGTTCCTGATGCCACGCATTCCGCTCCCGACGGTCAGCCTCCAGACCGGCTCCACGCCCGGCTACAGCGCCCCAGGCACTTCGCCCCAGGGTGATGTGGCCGGCAGGCAGATCGGCCAGCTCGGGGCAGCCATGGAGTCGGCAGGCACCGCCATCGCGGCGGTCGCCACCACCCTGCAGGATCAGGTCGACGAAGCTCGCACCAAGGAGAGCTACACCCAGTGGGCCGACGCCTCGAGCGGCGTGCTACGCAACTCGCACGACGGCTACCTGAACAAGGTCGGCAAGTCGGCTGTCGGCCAGTCCCGCGAGGCCGCCCTGAACCAGATCGAGGCGAAGCGGAAGGAGTATGAGGAGGGTCTCGACAACGAGACCCAGCGGGGCATCTTCCGCGAAGCCGCCGCGCGTCACATGATCGGCGTGAAGGAGACGGTCTACAGCCACGAGGCTGGCGCCATGGCCGAGTGGAACTACGGGCAGGCCCAGGCGCTCGAGCAGCAGTCCATCGACGACGCCGCCGACGCGTTCATGCGGAAGCCGCCGGCCGGCAAGGAAGAGGAGCACGCCGTCGTGGTCGCGGGCGCCCAGCTGCGCGCCGACGCGTCGAACCCCCAGAACCAGGAGCCCGGTCAGATCCCCGCCCCAGCTGGCAAGGGGCCCAGCTACGAGACCTTCCGCAACACCGCGATCGACCAGACCAACGCGAAGGCCGACATCAAGGGTCTTGGGCCGGACGACCCGCAGCGCGCCGCGATGGTGAAGGCCACCACGACGCAGCTGCACGCCACGATCGTGGAGCGACTGATCGACGGCGACCGTCTCAAGGAGGCCAAGGACTACGCGTCGAAGATCCCCGGCAAGGAGATCGACAGCACGGTGATGGGGAAGATCAACAAGGCGATCGAGGGCGAGACGCGCGCCGACGATGCGCTGCGGCTGTCGATGGAGATCCTCGACGGGCTGACCACCAAGGTGGACAACCCCGAGACGGGGCCGGCTACCGGCCTTGAGGCGATGGGCCAGGAGCTGGCATACGCCAGCTCACGCCCCGCGGCGCAAGGCACGCTCAACACCACGACGATGGTCGTGCGCGCTGAGGCCGAGCTGAAGTATCGGTTCCGCGAAGGCAAGATCGATTCGAAGACCTACTCGATGGCTCTCGCGAACGTCCGCGAGCAGCACTCAATCCTGGTTGCTGAGTGGAACGGCAATGCTCAGAAGGTCCTGCTCGAGGGCGAGAAGTTCCTAGCCAACAACCCGAGCGTGACATCGATCGACTCACCGTCGTTCCCTCGAGCTCTCAGGGACCGACTGATCGAGTTCGGTCAGCTCGACAACGCTGATCGGATTGCATCAGCCCGCGCGAAGACTGGCGGTCGGGTCACGGACTCGGCCACCTACTACCAGATGCTGCACGACAACCAGCGCGGTGCGCTCGTCGGCATGACGGAGACGGAGCTGTTCAACCGCTACTACGCCGGGCTCAGCAGCACTGACTGGAACGAGGCTCAGCACAAGCTCGAGGTGGCCAACCAAAAGCCGGTGGTCAAGCGGCCGAAGGACGACGCGCTCTACTCGGTCGACAAGCAGCTGCAGAAGCTGGCTTTCGACATGCACTACATCACCAAGATCTCCTACAGCGGCGGTGGGCCGCCGAGCTACCTCCCCGACAGCGATGCAGAGGCTGGGCTACTCAGCGAGTTCTACCGAGAGCTCCAGGAACGAGTGAACAAGGCCCAGGCCGACCCGGCCAGGAAGGGGGCCGAACTGTCGACCGAGGAGATCATGAAGGAGGCTGCGGCGATGGCCACGTCGTGGGGGCGAGTGCCGAGCGGCTACCTCTCCAGCGACCAGCACCTGCCGTCGTGGGCTCTGAAGACCGAGGAGGATCGCCAGAAGTTCATGGTGACTGACAAGGCGTCCGGCACCGAGGTCAACCTCGCCAGCATCCCGGCCCCGGCCAGGAACCTGATGAACGACAGCCACAGGCTGATGTCGATCCCGGCATCGCAAAGGGCCATGGCGAACGAGCTCTACATGAACCTGGATCCTGGAGAGGGCAGCGCCAACCGGGCTGCCATCGACCAGCTGTTCGAAGCCTACGGCGTCCGCGCCGTCGAGGCCCCAGAGGGTTTCGTCGCGACGACGTGGAACGTCATGCGGAACACTCCGAACACCTACTGGTTCAAGCACTCCGACAGGGCCCAGTCCGAGGACCGGCCAGCTGACTGGGTGCCGGTCGAGATCGGCCCAGAGCCGGAGACCGAGAAGATGCGCGAGGCTCGAGAATCGAAGGCTGAAGAAGCCCGGCGCCAGAAGCAGAACCGCAGCGAGTGGAAGGGCAAGCGATGATCGAAGACAACCAGATGCAAGATCCCTCGATGGACGCTCAAGAGCCGGGCGTTCCGTTCCAGGACCCGCGCGTCACCGTCGGTGCTGCGGCAGCGCCACCGACCGGGATCGGTCCATCGGCCTTCGTAGGCCCGCCCAAGGCGCCGGCAGTCCCGTCGATGAGGTCAGGCGTCTCGCCGTCAGTCGCGCTGCTCGAAGCGCGGCGCAACGCGGACCAGAAGCTCTTCGACCAGCAGCTGGCCAACTCGATGATGATGGTCTCGAAGGTCGACCCCGAGCTAGCGGCCGAAGCGCAGCGGATGGGGTTCGATCTCAACCTGCCGGACAGCGTCGTCGAATACGACATGGACGCCGCGAGGGAGCTGTGGAACCGCCGTCAGGTCGACACCTACAAGAGCTCGAGCGGCTCCGCGATGAGCATGCGCGCGATGCTCGACCCAGCGTTCGCGAAGATCGCGATGGACGACCTGAAGAACCTGACGTTCGGCGAGATGATCTGGGCCCAGCGCAGTGCCGGCAAGCTCGAGGAAGAGCAGGCGCTGCTGTGGGAGAAGGTCCGCATCGGCGCGGCCAGCGACGAGGACCGCGCGCGGATCACTGACCTGACCACCAAGCTGAACGAGCTGCCGTCGTCGACCGACATCGGCGGCTTCTTCGAAGGGCTGGTCTACGCCGGCGTGAAGATGGAAGCCGGCATGGAGTCGTCCATGCTCTGGTCGCTGGGCGCCGGCGCCGCTGGTGGTGCCACGGCCCTGGCTCTTGGCTCCGCGGGTCCGCAAGCGTTCATCCCCGAAGAGCTCGTGTCGGTGCCCGCGATGTCGGGTGCTGCGTTCTTTGGCACGCTCGGGGTGATGTCGGCGCGGCGCGAAGCCGGCGGCGCCTACGGCTCGATGATCAGCATGGGCGTCGACCACGAGACCGCGAAGCGGTGGGCTGGCGGCGTCGGCTTCGTCAACGGCATCCTCGAGGCGGTGTCGGGTGGCATCCTGACGCAGCCGTTCCGCAAGGAGATCGTCAAGCGGCTGACGAAGGAGATGGCGACCGACATGCTGGTCACTCCGACGATCACCAAGGCCGCGTGGAAGGCGGCGAGGAAGTATACGCTCAGTAACCTGGGCGAGCTGAGCACCGAGATCGGGCAGGAGATCTCCACCTACCTGGGCGAGGCAGGTGCCATCAACGAGCAGGGCAAGATCGACCCGTCGAAGCTGTCAATCGAGGGCCGCGAAGGGCTGTGGGATCGGCTGGCATCGATCACGTCGGAGACGCTGCGCGGCATGGCCCTGATCCAGCTGCCGGGTCCGCTGTTCGAGATGCGCGCCAACGCGATGCGTGCGAAGCGCGCCGAGTTCGACGGCAAGTGGATGGAGAACCTCGGTAAGAACGTCGACGAGTCGAAGGTCAACAAGCGGAACCCCGACATGCACCTGCGGTTCCTCGAGCAGCTCGCCAAGAGCGCCGAGGATGCGAGCACCGTCTACGTGCCGACGGCCGACTTCCTGAAGCTGCTGAAGAGCTCGGGCATGTCGATGGAGCAGCTGCAGAAGCTGGCGCCACAGGTCGCCGCGCGGCTGAAGGACGCCGGCGAGACCGGCGACGTCGAGATCCCCACCGCGGGATTCGGCGCGAAGTTCCTCACGACCACGTTCGGCAAGGCCCTGGTGCCGTATGCGCGCCTCGACCCAGGCGGCACGTCGGTGATGGAGGAGGAAGCCAACTCGCCCGAGATGCGCGCCGAGCAGGCGAAGCAGGCCGAGGAGATCCTGGCCAAGGCCGGCGAAGCGTTCGACATCGTGCGCGAGGAGTCGACTGCCGTCGAGAAGACGATCAAGGACCAGCTGGTCGCCGCCGGCCAGATGCCGTCCGACGCCGCGGTCCAGGCGCGCTACTACCGGAACGCGATCGTCGTGCACGCGAACGCGCTCGGCCTGACGCCGCAGCAGCTGCACGACGCGCGCGGCTGGGAGGTCAAGTCGGAAGCCGAGTTCGCGAAGCAGCAGCAGCAGGTCGGCGACGAGCTCGACCAGCTGGCGCCCGAGGACAAGGCGAAGCTGCAGGGCACCAAGGCCGCAGATGAGAGCGGAAAGCCGATCCGCGTGCTCCACGTCACCACGAGGAAGTTCGACACCTTCCGCACGGATGGCAACCAGACGTCGTCCGGCGAGAGGCTTGACGCAGCGTTCTTTACGGACAGCACCGACTACACGGACGAGTATGCGATCGTGAAAGGGGCCGGCGCTAGGACGATTCCTGCCTACCTGTCGCTGAAGAACCCATTGCAGGTCGAGGCTGGGCCGCGCGAGTTCGCCAACCCGGACTTCGAACAGGTGAAGATCCAAGAGGCGCGGGCCTCGGGTCATGACGGTGTTGTGTTCCGAGACACAGATTCTGGAGACCGGTTCTTCGCGGTGTTCGATCCAGACCAGATCGTCAACGCGATCGGTGTCAAGCCGAACGAGCTCGAGCAGAAGGGTGAGGACAAGGCGTCGCGCGGCGTCGAGCAGCACCGGCTCGCCGGCAACCGTGCGGTGCGCGTCGTTGGCGAGACATCGCGACTTAGCGCAGCCGAGAAGAGCGCGATCGAGAAGGCGGTCGCGAAGAACCCCAACGTCGTCGGGCTGACCAGGAAGGCGCTCGAGGAACGCGTTCGCGAGCACAAGCTGGCGTTCCCGGTCACAGATGGGTGGGCGCCCCTCGAGGTCGTCGGGGTGACCGTCGACAAGAAGAAGAAGGACGCGCAGGGCCGACTGACGAAGTGGGAGCCGAAGTATCAGATCGTCCCCTACACGTTCAACCGCGGCTCGGACGGCAAGACGCTGAACAAGAAGGCCGCGGCGAAGCGCGTCACAGCCATGGGCTCGCGGATGTATGAGGAGGTCGTCAAGCTCACGGCGCGTGCGGCCGGTGGCGACGTCGAGGCCTCGAAGATCCTGCGTCAGGCTGGCTGGTATCGCGAGATGCGGACCCGCCTGCGCCACGAGTTCGGCGGGCTCGGCGATCTGTTCGCCGACCTGCTCGGCGCGATGTCGCCGAACACGCCGGTGCGCGAGAACTGGGCCTACGCGGTCGACGTGCTGCGTCGCGCGACGAAGGGCGACTTCGACGAGATGATCCCCCAGTGGGAATCCTGGGCGCAGAAGGTCCAGGACCTCGAGCTCGCGGCCGAGGCGTGGTTCAACGAGCAGGTCGCGGCCGGTCGCACGAAGAAGTCGATCGCATCCTCGCCCGACGGGAAGGCGAAGCTCGCCGAGCTCAAGGCCGCGCGCGAGCTGCCCGACGATCTGATCCCCATCAAGGAGCCTGTCGGCAAGCAGAAGGTCGGGGCCAAGTATGGCTTCAACGGCCGCAACGGCGTTCGCGCGCTGCTGGACCTGTGGCGCGTCGTGAAGAAGGAGAACCCCGACATCAAGCGCGGGGCCACGGCGCCGAAGGCGCTAAACTTCAGCGGCAACCTGATCGGGTTCCGCCAGCGTGCCACGATCGACGTCTGGGCTGCGCGTCTGCTGCAGCGCATCGCCGGCGATGAGCGCGTGCCCGTGCTCGCTGAGTCTGGCGTCGGCGGCTCGATGTTGCCGAGCGGCGAGACCACCGGCGACTTCCGGTTCGGCCAGGACGTCTTCTCGGAAGCGGTGCGGCTGATCAAGGCCGACCCTGATCTCGCGTCGAACAAGCTGCTCGCGCAGATCAACGACGACGACCTGCAGGCGATCGTCTGGTTCCTCGAGAAGGAGGTGTGGACCCAGCACTCGTGGACGTCGGCCGCCGGCGAGGGCGGATCGTTCGAGCTCGAAGCCGACCTCACTGGCCAGACCAGCGTCGATGCCGTGAAGGAGCTGCGCCGCATCATCGACTCGTCGAAGTCGACGGCTGCCGAGAAGAAGACCGCTACCGCCGAGCTCAAGAAGCTCGAGCGCACCGTCGACCGATTCATCGGGATGGTGTCGCAGCAGCAGTCGGCCTTCACCCAGGGCGTCGACTTCGTCCCAACTGACGCCGATCAGGCGCGGCTGCAGGAGCGCCTGCACACGGCGATCCTGGAGGATCCCGACAAGCGCGTCGTCGCGAGCAAGGTGACGTCCACGCAGGGGCTCTACGGTGACCCAGAGCGAGCGATCGACCTCGAGGTGATCACCAGGGAGGGCTACGACCCGGCGCCCCTCTGGCAGCAGCTGCTGACCGAGGCGCTCCGCGCCGATCAGGACGCGGTGGCCATGTCGCGCGTGCTGCGCCATGACGAGCAGATCGACTACAGGGTGCACCGCCCAGGCGTCGAAGTCTACTTCCGCGCGGGCGGCACGATGGAGCAGGTGCAGCCGATGCTCGACGCCCTGAAGGCGGCCGGCGTGCAGGGTTACACCGTGATCACCGACGCTCGCCGCAACCCGTCGTCGACCGGCGGCGCCATGCCATCGGTGGTCGGCGTCAGGTTCCAATTCTCGCCCGAGATGGAAGAGCGGTGGGGCGGCGGCTGGGCCGGGCTCACCGAGGAAGAGATCGCTGCCAAGGTCCAGCAGCGTGGCGACGAGATGCATGCCCAGGCAGACGCGATCTCGAAGTCCGTGCCGGGGGTATCGCTGGCGAAGGCGTTCTGGTATGACACAAAGTGGGCCTTTCGGCACCAATACGAGGAACAGATCCATGGTCTCGCAAATCGACGAACTGAAGCGAGTGATCGCGATGCTGGAAGCCAAGACGGTTGGCGAGGAGAGCCCGTATCTGCAGGGGTTGCGAGCGCAGCTGTCCGACGCGGAGAAGCGGAGCGAGCGGCAGCAGAGCGGGCAGCTGGCGCCGAGCGACCAGCCGGGGAACGAGCCGCAGCGGCTGATGATGTCGGTGTTCGACAAGCTGCCCAGCTGAACTCGCCGGCCCGGCTCGGCCGCTACCTGCCCGACATTCGCACGGCGCTGCTGAGTCCCGACGCGAACCCCACCACCGTGATGCATGAGATGGGGCACCACTTCTTCATCATGCTGCTCGACCTGACCAACGAGGGTCTGGCGACGCCGCAGATGCGGGCCGACGTCGACACGTTGCTGTCGTGGTTCAAGCTCGACGGCGCCACGCCCGAGGAGCGCCTCGCCACCTGGAACGGAATGTCGTTCAAGGCGCAGGCGCCGTTCCACGAGCAGGTCACCTACAACTTCGAGGACTACCTGTTCACGGGCAAGGCGCCGACGGCCGCGCTCGCGAAGGTCTTCGCCAAGATCCGCGCTTGGATGGTCGCCGCCTACACGTCGATCCGCACCGAGCTCAACGCGATCTACCGGCGCGAGTTCGGCCGCGACCTGCCGGGCCTCACGCCAGAGGTCCGCATGGTCTTCGACCGGCTCGTCGCGTCGACCGAAGCGGTCAACGTCGCCGAAGCCTCGAGGTCGATGGCTCCGCTGTTCACCACGGTCGCTGACTTCCTCGCTGCCGGCTACACGCAGGACCAGTGGGATGAGTATCAGGAGGTTCTGGCCGAAGCGCACGAGCTCGCGATCACCGACCTGACCAAGGCCAGCCTGAAGCAGATGAAGTGGCTGACCGGGGCCCGCAGCCGGGTGGCCAAGCAGATGCAGAAGGAAGCCGCGGCGCAGCGAGCCAAGGTCGAGAAGGTCGTGCGCGCCGAGGTCGAAGGCGAGATGGTCTACGTCGTGCAGGACATCCTGCGCACGTCCAACGCCGCCGGCAAACTCAGCCAGGACGCGGTCGTCGCCTTGCTGGCGCACCTGCCGGCCGAAGAGCAGAAGGCCGCCATGGCCAAGCTGGGCACCGGACGCCGCGGCGTGATGAGCAAGACCGGCATGCCGCTCGACCTTGCGGCCGAGCAAGCCGGGCTCACTGGCCAGGAGCTGGTCGAGCAGATGATCGCGGCGAAGCCGATCGAGGAAGAGGTGCAGCTGCGCACGTCGGCTCGAGCGGTGACGCAGTTCGGCGAGCTCGGCTCGAAGGAGCAGATCGACGCTGCTGTCGAGGAGGCTCTGCACAACGAGGCTCGCGCTCGGTTCGTCGCGGTCGAGCTCGGCTTCCTCGAGAAGAGCGAGCTGCCATACCGGGTGATGCTCTCGGCCGCCCGCGACAGCGCGCAGCGCATCCTGCTGCAGCGCAAGCTGCACGAGATCAGCCCGTCGAAGTTCGCCCAGGCCGAGGCCCGCGCCGCGCGCGAGACCGCGGCTGCGATGAAGCCGAAGCCGGCAACCACCAACGCGAAGACCGGCGTCAAGACCGAGGGCCGGAAGACGGGCGACGCGAAGGCGGCGCTCGAGGCGAAGCGTCGGCAGATGCTCAACAACCAGCTGGCGAGCGAAGCCGTGCTGGTCCGCGAAGAGGTTCGCAAGGCCGTTGGCAGGTTCAGCCAGTTGAACCGATCCGACGAGCGCCTCGCCAAGATGGGCGACGCCGGCTTGCTGCAGGCGGCGAGGATGCTGCTGGCCCAGTATGGGCTGATCTCGCTGCGCGCATCGGAGCGCACGGCCGACTACATGGCGCTGGTGCAGCAGCATGATCCCGAGCTGTTCGCGCTGCTGCGGCCGCAGCTCGAGAAGGCGGTCGGCGAAGGCGCGAAGCTGGGCATGCGAGCCGGCGGTCTGCGTGACTTCCAGGACATGACGCTGACCGAGTTCCGCGCGCTGGCCGACGCCGTCGATGCGCTGGTGTGGCGAGCGAAGCGGCAGCACGAGGTCGACGCCAACGGCGTGCGCGTGCGCGTCGAGGCTGCGGTCAACACGCTGGTCGCGGAGCTCAACAAGAAGGCCGACCTGACTAAGGCGCTGCCGGGCGAGACGCAGGCGAAGAGCGCGTGGCAGAAGTTCAAGGGTCGCCTGCTCGGCAGCAAGGCCAACCTGATCCGCGTCGAGCACTTCATGCGCGCGATGGACGGCGACAAGCAGGGCAACTTCCTGAAGCTCCTGTTCAACGGCGTGCGCCAAGCAGTGGACGCGTCTCGAGCAGACGCCGCGGTCTACACGCGCGAGCTCGTCGAGCTGGTGGCGCAGCTGCGCAAAGACGGCCTGCTCAAGGACGGCGAGATCAACGCCCCCGAGTTTGGCTACAAGTTCGGCTCCGGCACCAAGGGCAACGGCATGGCCGAGATCGTGGGCATGCTGCTGCACCTCGGCAACCCCGGCAACAAGAGCAAGTTCTTCGTCGCCGGCCGCGGGCCGCTGAACCCGTGGGCCTCGATCGATGCCGATGGCGAGATCGACTACACCAAGTGGAACGACTTCCGCGATCGCATGATCAAGGACGGCAAGCTGGTGCAGGCGCACTTCGACTTCGCGCAGAAGGTCTGGAACCTGATGGAGCGGATGAAGCCGCTGCTGCAGGACGCGCACCGCGAGATCCATGGCCGGCTGTTCCGCGAGGTTGCGGCCGAGTCGTTCTCGGTGACGTTCGCCGATGGCACGACGAAGGAGTATGCCGGCGGCTACGTGCCGGCGACGCGCGACTCCGAGCTGCTGCCGCCGAACGAGCTGAACCAGAGCGTCGAGCAGCTGTCACAGGACTTCCACGAGGGTCTGCCGAAGGCGCCGGAGGGATTCCTGAAAGAGCGCGCCGCTGCCTACCGCAAGCGTCCGCTCGCGATGGACATCAACCAGATCGGCGCGCACATCGATCAGGCGATCCGCTTCGCGCACGTGCAGCCCGCGGTCAACGACGTCTTGAAGATCCTCGGCAACGAGAAGTTCGCTGGCGCGATGAACCGCTACGACCCCGAGGTGATCCGCTCGCTGATGATCCCGTTCCTGCATCGGGCGCTGCGCCAGAGCCTCTACACGAAGGGCATGGACCCGGCGATCGATCACTTCTGGAAGCTCGTCAGGCGCAACACTGGCGTCGCGATCATGTTCGCGAACCCGGTCAACGCTCTGCAGCAGCTGACCGGCATCTCGGCATCGCTGCGCTACGTGCCAGCTCGGCACCTGCGCAACGGTCTCGCGACCTACATGTCGCAGCGTTCGGCCGCGGTCGATGAGATCGTGCGCGCGTCGAAGTTCATGACGGACCGCATGGACAACCAGATGCTCGGTCTGACGCAGGATCTGCGCGAGCTGCTGCTCGACACTTCGAAGACCGCGAAGCTCCAGGAGTGGGTCGGCCGCAAGGCATACTTCTTCCAGTCCGCCGCGCAGAATCAGGTCGACATCGTGACGTGGCTCGGAGCCCGGCAGCAGGCGCTCGAGCAGGGTATGGACGCCGACGCCGCGGTGGTCGAGGCTGACTCGATCGTGCGTCTGGCGCAAGGCTCGTTCAACCCCGAGGACGTTGCCGGCTACGACGTCGGCACGCCGTTCTACCGGTCGTGGACGCAGTTCACGTCCTACTTCAACGGCGTGCTCAACTCGATCATGCACGCTGAAGGGCAGCGGCTGCGCACCACGATCGTGATGTTCACGATCCCGATGATCATCTCGCAGGCGATCGCGATGACGCTGTGGGGCCAGTGGGACGACGAGGACGACGACGGCCACTGGGACACGACCTACGACTTGCTGCTCGGCTCGCAGCTGTCGGGCGCCGCGGCGTTCGTTCCGGTGTGGGGCCCGACGACGCTCGGCATGGTGCAGACCATCTTCAGCGACCGGCCGATGGGCGACAAGGTCGCGGCATCGCCGGCGATGGTCACGCTTGCGCGGTCGGTCAACGGCCTGCTTAGTGCGATCGCAGCAGCAGCTCGAGACGACCGCGAGATGAGCGGCAAGAAGGTGCGCGACGCGCTGACAGCGATCGTGCTGATGGTCCCAGGTGGCGGCGTGATCACGCCGGCGATCCGGCCTGCGAGCTACCTGACCGACGTGGCAACCGGTAAGGTCAAGCCCACTGGTCCGATCGATCTGCTGCGCGGGATGATTACCGGCAAGGCAAGTGAGGCTTCCAAGTAGCATGGGCACACACCGTCGGCTCGAGTCAGTCTCCTCGCACGGCTCTGGGTTGGTCGCCCCGAGCGGCCGACGGTGTTTCCCACCACCGCGCACGGTGAAGTGGGAAGGTCGCGAGTGGACCGTCACCGACCTAGCGGCACACCACGGCATCGACCGGCGCACGCTGCAGTCCAGGCTCGCGGCCGGCGCCACGGTCGAGGACGCTCTGGCCTGCCCTGTGCGGGCCTACCCGCCCGAGGTGCGCCGCGACAGGCCGTCGAACGTGAAGCTGCGGCAGCGGCCCAGCGGGGCATCCTGCGAGCGATGCTGGGACCAGGGCCAGCTGCACCCGTTCGGACCCGAGCAGATCATGCTGTGCCAGACGTGCCGGTCGGCGGCGCAGCGAATGCTGCGTGGTTGGATCACGCGGACCTGCTGATAGCCTCGCGCAGGTCCTTCACGGTGACCAGCAGACGGTCGGACAACTTCCTGGCCTGGGCGATGCGCGGCTGCGCGCGGCCCTTCGACCAGCGGTAGATCGAGGACCGGCCGATGCCGGTGCTCTTCGCGAGCTCGCTCGGCCCAATTCCGCGCTGCTCGAGCAGTTCCTGAAACGTCGGTGCCTTGGCTTTCATGGGGCGGAAGTGTAGCAGACGTGCCGATTTGCTCCAGTTGGAAAAAATCTGAGACGATGGTATTGACACCAAGTGGCACACTCGCTCTGATCTCACGTCCCGAGGGATTCCCCCTCGGGGACAAACGAACAAACGAACGAACCATGACGACCCTCGCCGAAGCCTACAAGATCCTCGCCGCCGTCCACGTCCCGACCTACGAGGTCCTCGACCTGCTGCAGGACGCGCGCTGCCGCCGCCTCACCCCCGAAAGCGCCGCCCGGCTCGTCGAGCTGGCCGTCGAGCGCGCCAGCATCGCAGCGATCCAGCTGCTGCCGGTTGTCGAGCTGCTGGTGAAGGCTCAGGCCGCCCAGAAGCGCGCCCCGAAGATCACGCTGCAGCTGGCCGACGGCAGCAAGCTGGTGCTCAAGCTGGTCGGCGAACGGTCGACCAAGCCGGGCACCGTGACTGTCACCGACGGCGGGTCCTTCGAGAGCGGCACGTTCTACGGCCGCATCTACAGCAACGGGACCGTCGAAGAGTCGCGCAGCTGGACCCCCGAGGTCGAGACCGCCCTGCGCCAGCTCGCCGCCAACCCGGCCGTGGTCGCCGCTCAGCACGGTGTCGCCACCGGCTCGTGCTGCTTCTGCTGCCGCCCGCTGTCGACCAAGGAAAGCCGCTCGGTCGGCTACGGCCCCGACTGCGCCAGCAAGTATGGTCTGCCGTGGGGCGACACCACGGTGGCCGATGAGGCGCACGCCGCAGCCGTCGAGGCGCAGGCCGCGGCGATCGAGACCAACCTCAAGGCGACGTTCGCCGCGATCGCCGAGAAGCGCAAGGCGGCCGACGCCGAGCACCAAGCCGCGTGGCACCCGCGCAACGACGACCCGCTGATCGACGAGCTCGCGGTGAGCCCGGCGCGCCACTCGGCCAACACGACCTTCGAGCAGTCGAAGGGCCGCTACACCGGCAGCCGCCGGGCAGGAGATTGATCCCATGAACACCGACACCTTCACCGTCAACGGCTCGCTGCGGCACCACTTCCACGGCATCTACAGCGCGACCATCGCGATCGCCTGCGGCACGGTGCCGCCGGCGCAGGTCGTAGCGCAGCTGCCGCAAGGAACGAAGTCGACCGTGCACCAGGATCTGATCCTGCTGCGCAGCGACGGTGCCGACTACGAAGACCTCGTCCAGTGGATTGAGGACCACCGGGTCGACGGCGACTGCTACCTGTTCGACTGCTGCGACGGCAAGCCGCGGCACCCGATCGACAGCGTCGCGCACAGCATCGACCACGGGCCGACGTTCACGCTGCAGCTGCCGTTCGTCGACCTGCACACGCCACAGCTGCCGTTCAAGGAGGCCGCCAAGTGACCACGTCCTACAACGTCACCGTGAGCGAGTGGGCGAAGACCCACCGCGTCCCCGTGCGACACGCCCGCAAGGTCCTCGAGCAGCTGGTCAAGATCGGGCGCGCAACCAAGGAGCTGGTGCAGCGGGATACCCCGCTGCGCAGCCGCAATCAGACTGGCTTGAAGTTCTACGTCTACAAGGTGACCAAGTGACCGAACCAAACCTGACCCCGAAGCAAGCAGCCGATGCTCTCCGCATCGGTCTTGAAGTCATGACCGTCGTCGACCGGCTGCTGCGGGCCGGCGGCGGAACCGCGACCTGCGCGATCGACGTCGTCGCCGGCAGCGGCATCTCCCGCATGCTGATCCTCATCAGCGACGACCAGGGCATGGTCTCGACGCACGAGAACCTCTGCAGAGCCCAGGAAGGTGACGCATGAACTGCCCACGCACCGGTCAGCCGTGGGGCCGCGTCAAGCAGCCGTGCAGCTACTCCTGCCAATACCCCGATGGACGTCGCTTCTGCGAGTTCTGCCTCGGCACCCAGACCATGCCTCCGTTCCGCGGCGGCCAGGGCGACACCGACGAGGAGATCCAGTCGGAAGGGTCGGCGGTCCTGTTCGCGTTCGTGCTCTCCATGATCATCGGCCTGCTCGCGTGGGCCTTGGTCTTCTTCCTGCTCTCCAGCTACTAACTCCTATGTCCTACGACCTCAACAGCATCGACTACTCCCGCCAGAAGCCCGCGCGCATCGTGATCTACGGCGTGCCAGGAATTGGCAAAACCACGCTCGCGGCGAACGCGCCGAGCCCGATCTTCCTCCCCGTCGAGGACGGTCTCGGCACGCTCCAGGTGCCGGCGTTCCCGCAGCCTCAGAGCTGGAGTGACGTGCTCAGCGCGCTGAACGTGCTGCTCAACGACGACCACCCGTTCCAGACCGTCGTGCTCGACTCTCTCGACAAGCTCGAGCCGCTGATCTGGGACCACGTCTGCAAGATCAACAAGCAGGACCGCATCGAGTCCTTCGGCTACGGCAAGGGCTACGTGCACGCGCTGACCGAATGGCGCACCCTGCTTCACCGCCTCGACAATCTGCGCGACAAGGGCATGACCATCGTGCTACTCGCGCACAGCACGGTTGTGCGGTTCGATGCGCCAGACACCGAGCCCTACGACCGCTACCAGCTGCGGCTGCACAAGGCCGCCGACGCGGCGGTCGGCGACTGGGCCGATGCGATCCTGTTCGCCAACTACAAGGTCGTCACGGTCGACGCGGCCGGCGACAAGAAGCGCGGGATCGGCCGCGGTGAGCGTGCCCTGCACACCACCGAGCGCCCCGCCTACCGCGCGAAGAACCGCTACCAGATGAGCGACAGCATCCCGATGACGTGGTCCGATGTGGAGCGCTTCATCGTGCCACCCGTGGCGCCTGCAACTGTCGAAGAGCAGGACGATGGGGCCATGAGCCCCGGCGACGACATCCTGCACAAGCACCACGGCGACGGGCTCGACGTGCACGACGAAGATTCCCTTTCCAACCTGTAACCCCCAACCAACAAGAACGAGAAGAACGAATGGCTATCTACAACATGGACGCGAAGAGCGTCGAACCCCGCCCCTCGATGACGCCGGTCCCCGCCGGCTGGTATCCCGCGACGATCATCTCGAGCACCCTCGAGACCTCGAAGAAGGAGGACGCAGGCGAGATGTTCGTCCTGCGCTTCAAGATCGACGAGGTCGCCGGTGCGCCGGCCGCCGGCCGCGAGATCGCGCTCTATTTGTGCGTGAATCACAGCAAGATCGAAACGCAGCAGTTCGCCCGCGCCGACCTCGCGTCGATCGCGCTGGCCTGTGACGTGCCGGTGCTCAAGGACACCAGCGACCTGCTCGGTCGCAGCCTGAAGATCCGCGTCAAGGTCACGCCGGCCAAGGGTGGCTACTCGGAAGGCAACGGCCTGCACGGCTTCCAGTCGCTCAACGATGCCGCGCCGATCCGCGTGCCGCTGACAACTCCGAAGGAAGAGGCTCCCACCACCTTCCCGCCGAAGCCGCCTGCACCAGCGCCGGGTCAGAAGCCCAGCTGGAAGAAGTAGAAGACACCGGGCCCCGGCCGGAACTTCGGACCGCCCCACGACACGCATGAATCGTGGCCGCCGGCCGGGCCCATTTACCCCACCTCGAGACGAGACCATGACCAAGTTGCTACTGACCGGGCCGACCACCGTCGGCATGCTGTTCGAGGCCTACCAGAAGGCCGAGAAGGACTGGAGGCGCGACCATCTCGGCGCGTCGATGATTGGGCACAAGTGCGACCGCTACCTGTGGCAGTCGTTCCGCTGGGCCGCGAAGGAAGACCTGTCGGGCCAGAAGCTGCGGTTGTTCGAGCGCGGCCAACGCGAGGAGGCGTGGGTCATCCGCGACCTCGAGCGCGCAGGCGCCACCGTCACGCGGTTCGTCGAAGGCACGCGCCAGCAGCGCACTGTTCGATGGGGCCACGTCGGCGGTGGCCTCGACGGCACCGTCTCCGGCCTCGTCGAGGCGCCGCAAACTGAGCACGTCCTCGAGATCAAGACGCACAACGCCAAGTCGTTCGAGCGCCTGAAGGAGAAGGGCGTGAAGGCGAGCAAGCCCGAGCACTGGGCGCAGATGCAGGTCTACATGCTCGGCTCCGGCCTAGATCGCGCCTGCTACATCGCGGTCTGCAAAGACACCGACGAGATCTACATGGAGCGCGTGCGGCTCGAGCCCGAGAAGGCCGAGGCGATCGTCGCCCGTGGCCATGCTCTTGCGGCGGCAGTCGAGCCACCAGCCAAGCTCGACAAGGACCAGCCGCCGTGCGTGCTGACGAGCCGAGACGGCACCCGCTGGCCGTGCAAGTTCTTCGAGCTCTGCCATGGCAAGCAGATCCCCGAACGCAACTGCAGGACCTGCTGCTCGTCCACGCCGGGAGCCATCGGCGACGAGAGTCTTCCGATCTGGTCCTGCGACAGGACCAACAAGCAGCTGTCGTCCAAGAAGCAGCGCACCGGTTGCAAGCACCACCGCACCATCCCGCCGCTGATCAACGCCCAGGTATCCGCCGGCTACCAGGGCGCCATGCACTACTCGTTCGCCGACGGAACCCAACACCTCGAGACCGACCTGAAGAAAGAGGATCGACAATGACAGATGACGCAAAAGTGCTGGCTGACATCCTACGCATCGAGCCGTGCCTGCAGAGGTTGCTCGAGATCGCGAAGAGTCTCAGTCGATCCACCAACGAGATCGTCCGCCACAGCCCCTTCAAGGCTTTGTTTACGCAGTTTGTTGGGTGGGGCCGGCGACGCGAGTGCACCATGTCCCACCTCGCGCGGCTGCGTTTCGAGGCGTCGCCGCTCGGAGCCTTGAGTCTTGGCGAACTGGAAGCGCCACCTACCGAACAAGAGGTGGCGCAGATCCAGCTCGACGAGGAACTCATGAGCAGCTGCGAGGCATACGACGCGTTCTACGCCGCCATTCTCGACGCTACCCTGCCGCCGCGGAAGAGAGCCAGTCGCCCGAAGAAGGAGAAACGACCATGAGGAAGAAGACCAAGACCAAGAAGCCGGCCTTCGTCACCCGCGACGCGTTGCCGGCGATGCCGATCGCGCGCATGCTCGCGATGGTGCCGCAGATCGCAGCGCAGCTCGACGGTGACGCGGCGTTGCTGATGCGGTCGCTGGCGAAGGCGCTCGAGACGTATCGCGACCGGCTGTTCGCCGCGGTCAAGCTGGCGAACGACGAGCGCGACGCAGCTCTGGCCAAGCTCGAGAAGGTGCGATCAGAAGCAGTCGCACCGACCTACGACAAGTGGAAGGACCGCGCCGAGTGGCTGGCAACGCTGAAGATGGACCAGCTACGCAAGGACATCCGCCGACTCGAAGAGCGGCTCGACCAACAGGTGGACCTTCAGTGAGCCTCAACCCAACAGACCTGATCACAATCCGAGAAGCTGAGACCCGGACGCAGGTGAGCGTAGACACCATCCGCAGGTGGATCTGGAGCGGCGTTCGCAATCGCAAGCTGAACACCTACAGGAACCCAGGCGAGGCCGAGGGCATCCTGGTCTCCGAGAGCCAGCTGCGCTCCATGATCGACTTCGCGTCCAAGCCAGGAAGGACGAAGCGGAAAGGCATGGGCCCCATCAACATCCTGCTCGCAGAAGCCGATGCCGATCGCCTTCGAGCCTGCGCCAGTCGCTTGGCGCAGAGGCTCGGCGCAGAGAGTGTGTCTGCCACCGACCTTGTTCGCATCTGGATTGCCGACGACGAGAGGCGCACCAAGTGACCAACCTGCGTGACTACCAGAGGGCTGCGATCGACAGCATCCACCAGTGGTTCGGCAACTACGACGGCAACCCGCTGATCGTGGTGCCGACCGGCGGCGGCAAGAGCGTGATCTGCGCGGAGTTCATCCGCGAGGTGCTCGCGCTGTGGCCGGGCGAGCGCATCCTGGTGGTCACGCACGTCAAGGAGCTGATCGAGCAGAACCACAAGACGCTGCTGCGGTCGTGGCCAGCGGCGCCGGTGGGCATCTACAGCGCCGGCCTGAAGCGTAGAGACAACGAGGCGCAGGTGCTGTTCGCCGGCATCCAGTCGATCTACAAGCGGCCGCAGGAGATCGGCCACTGCGACCTGATCCTGGTCGACGAGGCGCACCTGATCCCCGCGAACGGCTTCGGCATGTATCGCACGTTGTTGTCCGGCCTGCAGGGCATCAACCCGCAGCTGCGGATGATCGGGCTGACGGCGACGCCGTTCCGCACCGACACCGGACGGCTCGACAGCGGCGAAGATCGGATGTTCGGCGGCGTGGCCTACGACTGCAGCGTGCGTCAGCTGATCGACGACGGCTGGCTGTCGACGATCACCAACCGAGGCGTGCTTGCAGCCATCGACACGCGCGGCGTGCACAGCCGCGGCGGCGACTTCATCGAGGCCGAGCTGCAGGCCGCGGCGACGAAAGGCGACCTCGTGCAGCGCAGCGTCAAGGAGCTCGTCGTGCGCGCCAAGGACCGCAAGCACTGGCTGGTGTTCTGCTGCGGCGTGAACCACGCGAACGAGGTCGCAGCCGAGCTACGGTCGCACGGCGTCGATGCCGACACGGTGTTCGGTGAGACGCCGAGCGAGCAGCGTGACGACGTGATCAACAGGTTCCGCGCGAAGACGTTGAAGTGCATCGTCAACGTCGGCGTGCTGACCACCGGCTTCGATGCGCCGCACGTCGACCTGATCGCGCTGCTGCGTCCGACGCAGTCTGCTGGGCTCTACGTGCAGATGGTCGGCCGCGGCATGCGCAAAGCCGATGGCAAGGACGACTGCCTGATCCTTGACTTCGGCGGCAACGTGCAGCGCCACGGCCCGATCGACGCCGTCCAGGTGCGCGAGCCGGGCAAGGGTGGCACCCAGGAGGCGCCGGTGCGTCAATGCCCAGAGTGCCAGACCATCATCGCGATCGGGTTCGTGATCTGCCCGAGCTGCGGGTTCGAGTTCCCGCGCATGGGTCCCGACCACGACGAGCGTCCTGATTCATCGAAGCCGATCCTGACAGCGGCGAGCCAGTTCCAGCGGTGGAGCGTGCACAAGATGGTGTGCGGCTTGTGGGCCAACAAGGACCAGAGCAAGCCGCCGACGATGCGCGTCTACTACGCCTGCGGCTATGCCGAGAAGATCAGCGAGTGGGTCTGCTTCGACCATCCCGAGGGCAGCTTCCCGCGCCGCAAGGCCGAGAAGTGGTGGAAGGAGCACGGTGGCCACGAGCCCTACCCCGAGACCGTCGACCTCGCGCTGTGCCGCTGGGAATGCGGCGAGATCAAGACGCCCGAGACCCTGGTGGTCTACACCGGCGGCGAGTTCGGCGAGATCAAGGGCAAGGTGTTCGGCGCCAAGCCGGCGCGAGAGCCGGGCGACGAGCCGAAGACCGAATTGCCACCACCCCCTTCCAACCGGGTCGAGGTTGACTACAACGACCTGCCCTTCTGAGACGAAGCGAGACAAGACCATGCGAGCAGATGACCGAGCGGCTCTGATTCAGACGTGCGAAGCAACCAGCGAATACTTCAGGGACATCAATGCCTGCCCTGACTTCAACTGGGACGACGCCTACCATGTGTTGTTGGCCACGGCGATGATGGTCAAGGCTATCGCCGGCCCTCCTGAAGGCCGGGACGAGTGGCTAGCCAAGGCCAAGGACATCACCGAGAAGCAGATGTCAACCGCCAGAAAGAGGCCCGAGAACCGTGGCTGAGTTCGGCACCGCCTTGGATGCCGCACTGGCCTATGCCGACCGCGGCTGGCCAGTGTTCCCGGTGCAGACTGCACCCAACAAGCGACCGCTGACCTCGCGAGGATTCCTCGAGGCCACAACTGATCACGGCACGATCGTCGGGTGGTGGGCGAAGTGGCCAGCTGCCCAGGTCGGCGTGGCGTGCGGGCCAGCGCAGCTGATCGCCGTCGACCTGGACGACAAGCCGGATGCCGATGGCGCCTTCGCGTGGGCCGAGCTCGAGCTCGAGCATGGGCCTGCCGGCTGCGGGCTGGCCATGAAGACCCCGCGCGGCCGCGGCGAGCAGCTGTTCTTTCACGATCCGAACGGCACCTGCCGGCGGAAGCTGGGCGTGCGGCCGGGCGTCGATCTGCTCGGCGACGGCGGCTACACGATCGTGCCGTCTCCGGCGAGCCCCGGCCGCGGCTGGAAGTTCGGCGACCCGTTCGAGCTCGAGGACCTGCAGCCAGCGCCGCCGTGGCTGGTCGAGCTCGCCGACGGGGTAGCGCAACGAAGCGCAACGAAGCGCAGCGCTTCGTCTGCGCTTCCCGCGCGGCGGGTGACACCGCTGACCGACGCCCAGGTCGTCGACATCCGCGCGGCGCTCGCAACCATCCCGAACGACGAGCGCTCGGTCTGGCTGAAGATGGGGTTTGCCTTGAAGGCGACCGGCGCCGGCAATCAGGCTTACGACCTGTGGACCGAGTGGAGCTACTCGAGCTCGAAGTTCGACCCGGTCGACCAGCGCCGAACCTGGGACGCGGCGAAGGAAGCGTTCGCCGACGCGCACGAGACCGCGCTGCGGTCCGTGTTCTGGGTGGCGAAGCAGCACGGCTACATGGGGCCGATGCCCGCCGAGCCGGCGCCCGAGGTGACGCTGGCCACCGCGGCGTCCCGGTCAGTCTCGGATAGTCCCGGCTCGGTCCCATCCGCCGGCATGACGCTGATGGACTGGCAGGATGTGGCCTGCCTGCCGCCGCTCGAGTGGCAGGTCGAGGGGCTGATCCCGCGATGCTCGCTGACGCTGCTCGCCGGCGACACCGAAGCCGGCAAGTCGTTCGCGGCGATCGACCTGTCGATGCGGATGGTCTACGGGCTGCCTTGGTGCGGGGCCGCGGTCGTGCCGGGCGATGTGCTCTACCTTGCCGGCGAAGGCCAGGACGGGCTCGCGGCGCGCTTCCGAGCGTGGCATGCGAGCCACCACCACCTGCTCGGTGAGGGCGACGGCGGGCGCTGGTGCCTCGTCAGCAGCGAGGTGCCGGTGCTGTCCGAGAAGACCATGGGCCAGCTCGAGGCCGTGGTCGAGTTCGTGGTGAAGACGAAAGGCCGGGCGCCGTCGATGATCGTGATCGACACGCTCAGCCAGGGCCTGCTCGGTGACGAGAACGACGCCAAGGAAGTGAGCCCGGTCCTGCGCGGGCTGGTTGCCCTCAGGAAGCGCTTTGGCTGCACGGTGGTCGTGATCCACCATCTGGTGAAGATGAACCAGCAGCGCAAGAAGGGCGACGCTCCAGCGAAGCCTGGGCGCGACAGTGTCCGCGGCAGCGGCGCGCTCACCAGGAACGTCGACACCGCGCTGGGGCTGGTGGTCGTCGGCGAGGACGGCAGCCGGGCCCGCGCGCTCGAGACCTGGAAGCAGAAGGACGGCGAGAAGCTCCCGCCGATCCCGCTGTTCCTGGTGCCGGTGCTGACCGGAACGATCCGCAGCAACCAGAAGCCCGAGTGGTCCTGCGTCATGATCCCAGACGCCTGGAAGGTGGAGCCGAAGGAGCCCGAGGAGGCCCCTGCGAAGCCGGTAGACCCCCTGGTGAACGAGAAGGCGATCGAGGCCTTCCAGGAGTCGGTGGTGGCGTTGGTCGCAACCTTGAGGCGCCTGGGAGCCGTCGAAGGCGAGGGCAATCGGGGCGGCAAGAGTGGCAACAGCATCCGGCTGGCCATGGGGCGCAAAAGGGACACCGTCTATGCCGCCATAAGTGAAGCTGCAGCAACTGGTTCGATCAAAAACGTCGGCACCAAAAAAGACCCCAGCTGGGTTGTCCCCGCGGATTCGGGGACAGGTGGAGCCCAGAAGTGACCGAAACAGCCCCACCTATCCCACCTGTCCCCGCTGTCCCCACCTGTCCCCATGCTGTCCCTGATGGTGTCCCCATGCTGATTGCCCGGTGTTGGTGGGGGTTGTCCCCAGTTGGTTGTCCCCACACCCCCCCTAAAGGGGGGGGTGGGGAACTGGGGACAGCCCACAACCTACGTCCATCCGGCAAGCCCCAGAAGCTGGTTGGTTGGAGAGAGAGAAGAGAGATTTACGCCATGACGAATAGCATCACATTCACTGTGCCAGTCCCCCCGTCCCTGAAGAACTCCATGCGAATCGGCCGCGGCCGCATGCGCAGGTCGGGGGCGGTGCGCTCGGCCCAGAGCTGGATCCGCGAAGCTGCCGTGCAGGCGATGGCCGAGGCCGGCTACACGGCTGGCGAGGAGCCGCTGTTCGGCAACCAGGACATCGCGGCCAAGTTCACGCACAACGTCGTGCGCGACACGCTGACCATCACGATCGAGGGCGTGGGCCCGCCACCTCGAGGCAAGACCGGTCGCAAGCGCGACCTGCAGAACCTGCAGGACGCAGCGCTCGACGCGCTGCAGGACCTGCTCTACAAGAACGACAACCAGATCACCCACCTACTCATGACCCGAGCCGTTTCATGATCGCGACCATCGAGAACCTGTCCCCGCTCCCGCGCACCCACTGGTGCACGCTCACCGTGCCAGCTGCCGACGCGACTGGATTCGCCGGCGAGTGCACCTTCGTCACCCCGCAAGGTCGTTGGCGCGCTGTCCGCGGCCGGGCGATGGGAGCATGGGTCGCGTTCCATGTTCGCGCTGATCTGCAGGGCAACGACAAGGTCGAGGGTCAGCTCGTGGCAGAGCCTCACCCTGACGCGAAGCCGTTCGCCATGCACCCGTGGGTCGGAGACGACGTGCTGAAGCTCGTGCCAGCTCTTGGGCTGCAGGCCGGCGGGCACGTGTCGTGGTCGCAGATGGTCGACTGGCGACTGGTCGAGAACAACTCGGCGGTGCAGCGCTGGTGGATCAAGGCCGTGGTCGACGGGTTCATCCTCGAGTGGTGGGCTGACGTCTGGAGCGACGACCCGGTGATGGACGTCTACGGCAAGGTCGTGTGGAGCGATCGCCGCGACAGCCGCTGGAACACGACGGTCGAGGGAGCGCTGCTGCGCAGCGGTGAGATGCTCTCGCTCGACTTCGCAACCCGGCACGGAATGATCTCGGGCGCCAAGGACTACCGCGGCGACTACATCACGATCCTCGGCATCAACCTGTCGTTCGTGGACGGCAGCGGCCTGCCGATCTCGGGCGCCATGCTGTGCTTCAAGGACGCACCCGACCTGCTCACCGATGCACAGGTCGCAGAAGGCATCCGCAACATCGAGGCTGCGGCAATGAGCCGAGGCCCAGTGCTCGGCATCGCAGAGCACGACAACGGCCACTGGCTCGCACATCGCAACGTCGCCAACGTGTTCCCAAGCGCGCTCGATGCCGCAGAGCGGGCCGCATGGAACGCGTTCCACAACAGCCTGCAGGTCACAGCCGGGTGGTATGCGCAGCGTCCGATCGGCTGCTCGCAGACGCCTGCTCAGACTGGATCGCAGGAAGACTTCGGCTCCACCAAGGGCACGCTCGCCATCGCGCAGATGTCGCCGCGCCAGATCTACCGCATGCGATACGCGGTGCAGGCCGAGCTCTTCAGGGGCGTGCACCACTACGAGGACAACCTGCCGCTCAACCCGGCTCGGCACCCGAACTGGGTGACGTGGTCGGGAGTGACGCACTACGCGCTCAGCGTCTCGCCTGATCGGCTGGGCAAGGAAGCACCGCGCTCGCCGGCAACCGGCTGGACCGGCTACGACGACCAGCACAGGTCGCAGAACAACCTCGCGGCCTACCTGATGCTGCAGGACGACCCGCTGATGCACAACCACCTGGAGCACCAGCTGACGGTCGATCAGCGCTGCTACCGCAGGGTCTTCCCGAACAACGGAGCAGACTCGGCTCGAGGGCAGGGTCGGCCGATCCACGCGTGGGCCAACTTCCTCGCGGTCACCGAGAACCAAGCCTGGGCCGTGCTGATGCAGGCGCAGGCCACGCAGAGCGAACACGAGATGATGCGGCTCGGCAACGGCTCCAAGATGCGCGTGCTGTCGTGGATCTCGCCAGACGGCCGCGTGCCGGTGATGGTCGACGGCGTGCTGGCGCCATCGGTGTCGCTGTGGGAACACTCGCTGGCACTGGTCGGCTTCTCGGCTGCGCAGAAGCGCATGCTCAACCCGGCGATCGAGCGCATCATGGACTACATCTCGACGTTGCTGCTCGACTACGCGCTGCTGAAGGACTTCAGCGGCGAGACGCTGGTCACGTCGATCGCGTGGGACGATGGCCACGACGTGGTCGGCGGGTTCGTTCGCGGCAACTCAGCGCTGCTGCTCGACAACGGCAGCGGTGTCGGGCTGTGGATCCGAGCAGCTCTGCGTGTGGCCTGTGAGCGCATGCGGGGCAAGCATCCTCGAGTGCTCGAGGTCTCTAGCTACCTGCAGCGCACCATCCATGAGCCTGACAGCAACCTTGGCTACGCGGAGTGGTGGGCCGCGGTAGAGTAGGGCGATGGGTAAACCCAGACCAACCAAGCGGACCGACGCGCTGATCGATCGGCTCATCGAGTGGATCGAGAGCGGCAAGACGCTGCGAACCTTCGCCAAGAGCGAAGGCATCAACGCGTCGACGATCTACGATTGGAGGGACGAGGATCCCGCTCTAGCACAACGCCTCGCGCGCGCGAGGGAGCGAGCAGCTGAATCGCTCGAGGACGAGATCCTCGAGATCTGCGACACGTCGAGCCGGCACCCTGACGACGTGCAGCATCGGAAGCTGCAGGTCTGGGGCCGCGAGAAGCGGCTGGTCTGGAACAATCCGGCTCGCTACGGTAACAAGACCCAGATCGGTGGCGCGGCTGACCTACCACCGGTCAACATCATGACCGACGAGCAGCGGCTGGCCCGCATCAACGAGATGATGGAAGCAGCCAAGCTGCGCAGATCCCTGAGCGAGAAAGAGACCTGAACCATGACCAAGACCACCAAGGCGGAGCGCGCCAAATTGCGGCGTCTGCATGCCGCCACGAAACACACTGAAGACTGGCAGGCGCACCGCGACTTCGACGACGATTGGGTTGTTGGCGTTCCCATCGACGGGTGGTCGCACTACCAGAGCGTTTGCGGGGACACCAGCAAGGCATGCGCCGCGCTGATCGTCGCCGCCCGCAACGCCCTCCCCCGCCTCCTCGACGCGCTCGACGCAGCCGAGGCGGAGCGCGAGAAGTTGCGGTCAGTGCTGGGCGTGGACATCAGCCTTGCGGGCGGGCTGAGTTGGGTCGTCGAGAGCATCGAGAAGATTAAGGCCGAACGCGACGCGCTCCAGGCCAAGCTGAAGGTCAGCAACGAAGCCCTGTTCCAGGCGCAGAACGCGGCGATTGACCTCACGGCCAAGCTGGATGCGCTGGTGGCCGCCGTGCGCGACCTCGACCCGTGGCCGCATGCCGACGAGGGGCCGGTCTGCCACAGCTACTTCGGCAAGCCGTGCAACTGCCTCGCCGAGCCGAACCGAGCGTCGCTGAATGCCGCAATTGCCATCGCCATCGCCGCCGCGACCGGCAAGGTGCATCCATGAAGATTGGCCCTACCAACGCAACCATCGTTCGATGGCTCAATTCGCCGCTGGTCTTGGTGCTGCTCCTTGTGGTGTTCGGCATCGTCGGCTTCTGGCTCAAGGACTGGGACGACCGCCGCAGGGCCAGCATCCTCGCTGACGAGTTCCAGAAGCGCGGAATGGTGCCGACTGAGGTGCGCAAGTGATCCAGCGCCTCAAGCTCGCGTGGCGCCAGATGGTCGACGGTCTGCGCGGTGTCGACCACAGCAGGCAGCTCGACCAGCTGAATGCAAGGTGGGCGATGACCGGCCTCGAGCTCGAGAAGCTGCGCGCCCAGGTCCACTCGAAGCGCAAGCAGGTGATGGTCATCGAGCACGTCGGCCAGGGCGCGGTCGGCAGGTGGGGCGAGCCCGACGTCGTGCGCAACGCCATCCGCTGCCGCTTCTACGACGTGCCCACAGCCTTCATGACCGAGGAGGCCGGCAACTACCTGCAGGCCGACTACTGCCTGTCGAGGGAGCTGCTTGGCACCGCAAGATCAGCCGAAGCTGTTGAGCAGGCTTTGAAGGGCGCCGCGGCCCAGCTGGGCATCGCTATGGTGTGCGGCGTCCCAAGGGGGGAGCACCACAGTAGGATGACACGATGAACCGACGCGGATTCTTGGGCGCGCTGCTCGGCACTGCGATGGCAGCCGCGGCGCGCATCTACCAGCCGAAGGCTGAGCCGATGTCCTTCAAGGGCATCCCGATCAAGTTCAACAACCAGCTGCGTGGGCCCGTGGCCGACCCTGTCGCCTACTGGTATCACGGCGAGCCGGACATGCCGAACAGCGCGCTGTCAGCTCGAGATGCTCAGGTGATCGTCGACAAGATGGAGCGCGCGCTGGCGCGCATCCCGCCGCTGTCCTCGAGCCGGATGGTGATCCGCTCCCAGCTGCCCGAGGTCAGGTGGCGCCCGGCCTCGCCGTTCGAGGCTCGATGGGGGTTTGAAGAGCCGAGGTGACCAAGGACATCGACTTTCTGACGCCGGCAGAGCGGACCGAGATGGACCGTCTGCTCGACGCTGGGCCGCCCAAGCTGTGGAAGCCGCTGCCGGGGCCTCAGACCATGGCCTACGAGTCGAAGGCCGACGTGGTGGGCTACGGCGGCGCTGCAGGCGGGGGCAAGACGCACCTCGCCATCGGCCTGTCGCTGACGCAGCACCAGCGGGTCGGGTTCTTCCGTCAGACCGGCACCGAGCTGACCGCGGTGGTCGACGACATCGCTGCGATCCTGGGCACGCGCGAGGGCCACAACGGCAGCAACGGCATCTGGCGCCTGAAGCGGCCAGACGGTGTGCCCGTGCAGCTCGAGTTCGGCTCGTTCCCCAGCACTGGCGATGAGGCCAAGTATCGCGGCAGGCCGCACGACCTGCTCGTGTTCGATGAGGCCGCCGAGATGCGCGAGGAGGCGCCGAAGTTCCTGATGGGCTGGCTGCGCACGACCGACCCAGGCCAGCGCTGTCGGGTGCTCATCAACTTCAACCCACCCACCTCGGTCGAGGGTCGATGGGTCATCAGCTACTTCGCGCCGTGGCTCGACAAGAAGCACCCGAAGCCGGCGCAGCCCGGTGAGCTCCGGTGGTTCGCGGTGGTCGACGGCAAGGAGATCGAGGTCGATGGGCCCGAGCCGTTCATGACCGGCGAGGAACTGACGCAGCCGAGCTCGAGGACGTTCATCCCGAGCCGCATCACCGACAACCCGCACCTGATGGGCACGGGCTACATGCGGCAGCTGATGTCGATGCCGGAGCCGCTTCGCTCCCAGCTGCTCTACGGTGACTTCCACGCTGGTGTCGAGGACGACCCCTTCCAGGTGATCCCCACACGCTGGATCGAGGAAGCCATGGCACGCTGGACGCTCCCAGCCCGGTTGCCGCCGATGGACAGCGTGGGCGTCGACGTCGCGATGAAGGGGCGGGACAACACCGTGATCGCGCGCCGGCACGGCATGTGGTTCGACAAGCCGATCACCTACCGCGGCGATCAGTGCCAGGACGGGCCGACGGTTGCCGGCTACATCCTGGCGGCGAAGCGCGACCACGCGGTGATCCACATCGACCTGTTCGGCGTGGGCGCGCAGCCGTTCGGCCAGCTGATGGCAACCGGGCAGCAGACGATCGGGTGCAACGTCGGCGAGCCAGCTCGAGGCATCGCCCAAGACGGGCGCCTGCCGTTCAAGAACCAGCGCAGCGAGCTGTGGTGGCGCATGCGCGAAGCGCTCGAGCCGGCGCGCAACACCGGCATCTGCCTGCCGCCCGACAAGCAGCTGCTCGCCGACCTGTGCACCCCGAAGTGGAAGCTGTCGGGCCAGTGCATCCAGGTGCAGTCGCGCGAGGAGATCATCGACAAGCTGGGCCGCTCGCCTGACTATGGCAGCGCCTACATCCTGGCCCTGATGGACACCCCGAAGCGTCACCACGCACAGGCCCTGCTGCGAGGCAGGCCAGCCGAGTATGACCCCTACAAAGACCTCTGATCCCGGCGACAGGTCCGACGACGACGACTTCGACGACTTCCTCGAGACCATCAAGGCCGAGGAAGAGCTCCCCCCTGAGGACAACGAACCACCTGAGTTCGATCCTGACTTCGATCTGCCTGAGCCTGATCCTGACCACGCGTTCCGAGACGCGATGGATCCGCAGGCTCTAGACGAGTTCGATCGGGTCGCCGCCGAGCGAGCGAAGCACAACGGCGGGCCGCAGCCCCCGCGCGGGAATCCGATGGGCTAGGTGGGAATGTGGCACCTGCCTACGGTTCGGCTCGATGCCCAGGACCTCCACCGCACCGAAGTTCAGGATCCGCCCCGTTGGCGTCGACCTCATCCGCGAGAGCGCCCAGCAGCTGCTGACGGAGCACTGGGACGAGATCGCGCTCAACAAGCGCGTGATGGTCCTCGACCCGATCTGGACCTCCTACTACGAGCTCGAGGAGCGCGACGCGCTGCTCGCTCTGGGGCTGTTCCTGAAGGACGGCGACAAGGAGACGTTGGTCGGCTACTCGGTCAACTTCCTGATGCAGCACATCCACTACGGCAAGCTGCGGTTCTGCCAGAACGATGTGCTGTTCGTCGCGAAGGCGCACCGCGGTCGCGGCCGCCGGCTGATCGCAGCGACCGAAGCGGCCGCCAAGGAGAATGGCTGCCAGATGATCGTCTGGCACGCGAAGCAGGGCACCGCGCTCGAGCGCATCCTGCCGAAAGCCGGCTACGGCGTGCAGGACATCCTCTTCAGCAAGGAGCTCTGACCATGGGCTTCTCTGGCGCTGCGATGGTCATGGGTGCCGCGTCGCTCGCTGCGACGGTCTACCAAGGCGAGAAGCAGGCTGGCGCCCAGAAGCGCTCCCTGCGGTCACAGGAGCAGGCTCAGAAGGAGTCCGCCTCGAAAGCCATGTATGCCGAGAAGCGCGCAGCCATGGAGTCTGCCAAGGCCAACGGCAAGAGCCCCGACACCATGTCGCTGCTCGCCCAGGAGCAGAAGCGCGCGCTGTCTGGTCCATCGTCTACGATGCTCTCGGGGCAGTCGGGAGTCTCACGGTCCGCGATGAAGCTGGGCCAGTCCTCGTTGCTGGGTGGGTGACATGACGACGCTCTCGATGCAGACCAAGCCCGACCGACGCACCGCCTACATGCGGCGCAACGGCGCGCTGAAGACCGAGCGGTCGACGTGGATCACGCACTGGTCCGACGTCACCAAGCACATCCTGCCGCGCAACGGCCGGTTCTTCGTCAGCGACCGCAACCGCACCGGCCGCGAGCTCTACAACAAGATCTACGACAACACCGGCACCCGCGCGTTGCGCGTGCTCGGCGCAGGCATGATGGCTGGCGCCACGTCGCCGGCGCGTCCCTGGTTCCGCCTGTCGACGCCCGACCCCGACCTGTCCGAGCTCTACTCGGTGCGCGAGTGGCTCGACGACGTCGTGGAGCGCATGCAGCGCGTGTTCGCGAAGAGCAACGTCTACCGGGCTCTGCACCAAGCCTACGAGGAGCTCGGCGCCTTCGGCACGGCCGCGGTGCTCGTGCTGCCTGACTTCGACAACGTCATCCACTGCTACCCGCTGACCTGCGGCGAATACTCGCTGCAGCAGAACTACAAGGGCCAGATCGTCGCGGTCTACCGCGAGTTCCAGAAGACGGTCGGCGAGACGGTGAAGGAGTTCGGCTACGAGAACTGCAGCATCGCGGTGCAGCAGATGTTCACCGCCGGCGACCTCGAGAACACGGTCGACATCCTGCACGTCATCGAGCCGCGGTCGGACCGCGAGCGCGACCTGCGCAGCCCCCTCGCCAAGGACATGCCGTTCAAGTCGTGCTACCTCGAGCTCGGCGGCGAGGAGAACAAGCTGCTCCGCGAGTCGGGGTTCAAGCGGTTCCCGCTGTTGGCGCCACGCTGGGCTGTCGCCGGCGGCGACGTCTACGGCACGAGCCCCGGCATGGAAGCGCTGGGCGATGTTCGCCAGCTCCAACAGGAGCAGCTGCGCAAGGGCCAAGCGATCGACTTCAAGACGAAGCCACCGCTGCAGGTGCCGACGTCGCTGAAGGACCGCGACGGCGAGATGCTGCCGGGTGGCGTGAGCTACTTCGAGCCGGGCAGCCTGCTCGCCTACGATCAGGTCTCGCCCAACGGCGGCATCCGCAGCGCCTTCGAGGTGACCCTCGAGCTCGACCACCTGCTGATGGACATCCAGGACGTGCGCGTCCGCATCAAGCAGGCGTTCTACGAGGACCTGTTCCTGATGTTGGCCAACGCCGGCACCGACACGCGCATGACTGCGACCGAGGTCGCGGAGCGCCACGAGGAGAAGCTGCTGATGCTCGGCCCGACGCTCGAGCGCCTGCACAACGAGCTGCTGCAGCCGCTCATCGACATCACGTTCGACGAGATGCTCGAGGCTGGCCTGATCCCGCCGCCGCCGCCCGAGCTCTACGGCGTCGACCTGTCGGTCGAGTTCGTCAGCATCCTGGCCCAGGCGCAGCGAGCGATCGGCAGCAACAGCGTCGACCGCTTCATGGGCAACATCGTGGCGCTGTCGCAGGTCAAGCCCGACATCCTCGACAAGATCAACTTCGACAAGTATGTCGACCGCTACAGCCGCATGCTCGGCATCGACACCGACCTGATCGTGGACGACGACACGGTGCGCGCGCTGCGTGAGGCTCGAGGCCGCGCCGAGGCCGCGGCTGCTCAAGCCCAGCTGCAGCAACAGCAGGCCGCGACGGTGAAAGATCTCGCCGCGTCGCCGATCGGCCAGCCGAGCGCCTTGACCGCTGTTGCTCAGCAGCCCGGCATCGCCACGCCCCCAGGTGGAGGCCAGCTGCTGTGAAGGTCTCGCGCCTACCCAAGACGTTCGCCAAGGGCCGCCCAACCACCTCTCAGGTGCGGGAATGGGTCCAAGCTGAGGCGTTGGCCGGCGCGGGGACTGTGGACACGGTGCCGACCCCGCCGTCCTACAGGCAGCCGTTCGTAGTCGAGGGCGCCAGCGCATCGGCTGGGCAGACCTCGCTCGCTGTCGCCATCGGTGGCGGCACCATCATCGTGGAAGGCGAGCCGGGCATCCCGGTCCCGCTCGACATGGACACATCAACCGTCGCTGTCTCGTGGCGATCCGACACTGCCCCCAGTGGCGACTGGACTGCTACACTCTGGCGGCGCACAGCAGGCGGCGCATTCGCTGCGGTCGCCACCTTCGACTTCCAAACCTCGTAACCACTCATGGTCGCATACAACAAGTTCAACTGCTTCGTCGCCGATGTGCACAACAAGGTGCACAACATGGGGGCCGACACGATCACCGTGTTTCTGTGTGCTGCGGCCAACGCCCCGGTGGCCACCAACACGATCTTGGCCAACCTGACGCCGATCGCCTACACGAACTTATCGGCTCGCGTGGTGACGATCTCGGCAAGCTCCCAGACCAGCGGCACCTACTCGGCGGTCGCCACAGACCTGACGCTGACAGCCAGCGGCACGGTGGCCACGTTCCGCTACATCGGCCTCTACAACGACACCTCGACGTCTGACTCGCTGATCTGTTGGTATGACTACGGCAGCGATGTCACGATGACATCTGGCCAGACCTTCCTCATCAACTTCGGCGCGAGCCTCTTCCAGAGCACCTGATCCCATGGCAGCACTCTCCGAGAACAAGCGGCACCGGGTCTGGCAGGAGCTGATGCAGGAGCGTCGCTTCCCCCAGAACATTCAGAAGCTGGACCTGCGCGCCGCCGTTGACGCTGGCGACGATTGGCTCGAAGCCAACTGGCTCGCGTCCAGCAGCACCGGCTTCAACGCCGCGCTGCCGCAGCCCTATCGGGGCGCAGCGACGCGCAATCACAAAGAGTATCTCCAGGGCAAGCTGGCGCTCGCTCGGGCAGGGGAGGGAGTCTAATGGGCACCACGCGATTCACTCTCTCGCCGGGCACTGCTAGGGCAATCCCCGGCGTGACGATGCCCGAATACAAGCAAGCCGGTTCGTCGGTCAGCGTCGAGAGCCTAGCCTTCGACGCGGCCACCACCGAGGGCTGCCAGTGGCAGGTGCCCGCACTGCTCAACTACGGCAGCGGCAACATCACCGGCAAGGTGCGCTGGTATTCCGACACCGAGACTGCCAACGGTGCGTCGTGGGGCGTGACCATCGAGCGCGTGACTGCCGCCGCCGCCCTGAACCTCGAAACGGGCTTGGCCTGGAACACCGAGGCGCTGACTGTCGGGACCGCAAGCAGCACCGCGCACGGCCCCGTGGAAACCACCTGCACGGTCACCAGCTTGGACTCGCTGGCGAACGGTGACATGACGTGGATCAGGCTGCGACGCAAGATCGACGAAGCGGGCGACAACATGAGCGGCGACGGGCAGTTCACCGGCTTGGTCATCGAATACAGCGACACCTGATCCATGGCGCTGAGACTCACCAGGGCCAACAGCGAATACCTGTCGATCACGACGGGGATCTTCGACATCAACGCCGCCTACACGGTGGCCGGGTGGGTCTACCTCGTCACCAACGGGATAAATCAGGGCATCTTCCATGCTGGTGCTGTCAGCGATTGGAACGATAGCGACGTTCTTCATGCAGGAACTGGCGATTCTAGGTGCTACTCGTCGGTTGGCGGGACGTTTACTGCTGGAACCGGAGGGACGACGGCGGCAGGGGTTTGGATTCATGTCGCCGTCGTTCGGTCGTCAGTCACCTCTTTTGAAGTGTTCTACGATGGCGTCTCCGTATGTAGCAACGCCAGGGACATCACAGGGCGCACTGCCGCTGCGATCCTCACTCTTGGAGAATATGAAGGAGGCGGATACGCCGACCAGCGCCGCTGGGGCTGGAAGGCGTGGACCCGCGCCCTGACAGTCGCCGAACTGACCGCCGAGTCCAAGCAGGCGCTTCCCGTCAGCGCCCTGTCGCTCTACGGCGTCTGGCCGTTCCTCGCCGGTGCGACGCGAGCCAAGGACTTCTCGGGCAAGGGCCACGACTGGACCGAGAACAACACCCCGACCGACGAAGATCCACCCGATGTCGCATTCGGTGACGGCGACCCGATCTGGTTCCTCCCACCGGCAGCAACCGGACCGACCTACACGCTGGCCGTCGACGTCGGCAGCTACGCCCTCACCGGCACCACCGTCGACTTCCTGCGCGCCTACTCGCTGGCTGCTGATGTCGGCAGCTATGCGCTGACTGGCACGGCGGTCGACTTCGTGTGGGCGCGGTCGATGGTGGTCGACCCCGGCGTCTACGCGCTGACCGGCACGGCAGTCGACTTCGTTCGCGGCTACACGCTCGTCGTCGACGTTGGCAGCTACTCGCTGACGGGCACCTCGGTCGACCTGCTCTTGGGCAGGCTGATCGTGGTCGATCCGGGCGCCTACACGCTGACGGGCACCGACGTCACGTTCACGCTCAGCAGCACCACCTACACGCTCGCGGTCGACCCTGGCGTCTACACCGTCACGGGCACTGCGGTGACGCTGGTCGCTCCAGCCATGGTCATCGTGACCGTTGGCGAGTGGTCGACGCCTGTCACGCTTCTTGCTGGCCAGGAGTGGATGATTACTCTGGCTGGCCCATCGTGCGATGCGCCTCGGGCGCGTGTCGACGCCACCTTCCTGTCCTCCTGAGATCCACCTATGAGCATCGCCGAAGACGTTAAGTTCGAAGACCGCCCCGTCCTCACCGACACCGACATCGTCGCCGGCCTGAGGAGCGAGGACCCCAACCGTCGGCGATACGCGCTCGATCGGTTGTTCCCCAACGAGGGCGCGACGCTGATCACCTGCCGGGCGATGTCCACCGCGGTCTCGACCTCGTCGAAGATCGACGCGAACCGGATGTTCGTCGGGCTGCTGTTCGTCGCGCAGCAGCTCGGCAAGGTCGTGGGCCTGCAGCTGAACTGGGCCCAGGACCATCAGTCCGACGCCGGCAAGATCATCGTTCCAGGGGGCCTGTGATGACGACCACTGACTTCGACTTCTCCGCTGTCCAGGACCTCGGCGGCTGGGTTGCGTTCCTCATCGTCATCGTGCTCGGTGGGCGATCGTTCATGGACCTCGCGCGCTCCTTCTCGGCCGGCGTGCTCAAAGCGCTGACCGAGATCAAGGACGCGATCGCGAGCCACGACCGCCGTCTCGACGAGCTGACCAGCAAGCTCGAGCGGCAGACCGATGCCATTGAACGCCTGGAGCAGAGGCACAACCCGTGAACGTAGACCCCGTGTTCCTCGCATCGACCCGACGGATGGAGCGCACCGTGCTCCTGGTCGTCACGATGATGCTGTTCCTGCTGCTCACCACGTCGTGCATGACGCCGCGCCAGACCGAAGCGATTGGCGTGTTGCGGGACCTCTACGAGCGCGGCGTTCTGTCGCTCGAGCAGTTCAACGCGCTGGTCGCAGCGCTGACCCCGGTCACCTGGGTGACTGACGCGATCGCGATCGCCAGCGGCCTGATCGGCGGCGTCGGCGGCTACGTGGCGACGAACATCAAGCGCAACTCGATGCGGCGCGCGCGCGGCGAACCGGTCGCTGCGAAGTAGCGGTGGCCGCAGTTCGCAAGAACCCCAAGCGCATCGGCACCGGGCTGGTCGATCGCATCGCCATGCTCGGTGGCCTGTCCGACGCCATCGCGCGCGCCATGATCGCCGAGGTGCTGACCGAGGTGCAGGCTGACCTCGAGCTGGCAGCTGGCCGGATCCGCGACGCCGACAACGAGCTCGGCCTCGCCGCGCGGACCCTAGTCCTACGCCTTGAGCACGCCAAGGATCGCGTGCTGCTCCGCCGGCCTCGGTAGCTGATAGCGGGAATTGCGGGCGCCTTGGTGGGAATCCAAGCGCGCCGCACGCTCCGGTGGATGAGCAGCAAGTTCACCGAGTGGGAGCACGACCCGACTGACCTTGACGGTCAGCAGGAGCGGGCCGACGCGCGCCGTGAGCACGCGAAGGTCGTGGCTGACAACAGCGACGACGACATCGTGTGGCTGCTCTCGGGACTCAGGGGCCGGCGCTGCGTGCGCCGCCAGCTGCGCGATGCCGGGGTCAGCCTCGGCCAGATCGGCTCGTCGTTCCACAGCAACTACGGGCAGATGTGCTTCCAGGAGGGGCTGCGCGTCCGCGGACTGCAGCTCTTCTCCTCGATCACCCGGCTACTCGCCTCCGGCGAGATCCCGCTCGAGTCCTTCCAGTTACTGATGAAGGAGTCTGACGAATGAGTGCTCTTCTCGCGACCGAAGCAACACCAACCACTGCGGGGCAAGAAGTGCCGGCGAAGCAGTCGACCGACCAGGGCAAGCCTGTCGGCGATGCGAAGCCTGCTGACAGCAAGGACACCAAGTCGAAGAGCGATGGCCCGCCGGAAGCCTACGAGTTCAAGACTCCGAAGGGACTGCCGGACGACTACGCGCCCGACGACAAGGTGCTCGCCTCGTTCACCGAGAAGGCTCGGGAGCTGGGGCTGTCGCAGGAGAAGGCGCAGCAGATGCTCGACTACATGCTCCCGACCATGCACGGCCGGGAGTCCGAGCAGCAGGTCCAGCGCGCAGCGAAGTGGGCCGACGAGGCCCGCAACGACAAGGAGATCGGGGGCAAGAACCTCGACGCGTCACTGGCTGACAGCCAGCGAGCGTTGAAGGCGTTCGGCACGCCCGAGCTCCAGAAGCTGCTGGATGGCCCGATGGGCAATCACCCCGAGGTGATCCGCGTGCTGGCCAAGATCGGCAAGACCGTGAAACCAGATGGATTCGTAAGCGGGAACAGCGGGAACCAGTCGTTCGACCCGAACGACGACGCTGGGAACGCACGGCGCCTCTACCCGAACGGGTGAGGCCCACCAACCCCACAGAAGAGAAGCGAGCTGAGCAATGGCAAACCTGACACTGATCGATTGGAGCAAGCGCGTTGACCCGGACGGCAGCGTCCCCGTGATCGCGAACATCCTGGCCCAGACCAACGCCATCCTGACGGATGCCACCGTTGTGCAGGGCAACCTGCCGACCGGCCACCGCGTCACGATCGCGACCGGCCTGCCGACGGTCTACTACCGCGCCCTGAACCAGGGCATCCCGACGAGCAAGGCGACGACCGCGCAGGTCGACGAATCGTGCTCGATCCTCGAGGCCCGTTCGGAGGTCGACATCGACCTGCTCATGCTGAACGGCAACACCGCCGAGTTCCGCATGTCGGAAGCTCGCCTGTTCCTCGAGGCGATGAACCAGACGATGGCGACTGGCGTCTTCTACGGCAACCCGGCGACGGACCCGAAGCAGTTCCTCGGCCTCGCAGCGCGCTACTCGAGCACCGCGGCTGGCAACGGCCAGAACATCATCCTCGGTGGCGGCACCGCAGCGAACGTCCAGACCTCGGTCTGGCTGATCTGCTGGTCGGATCAGACGGTGTTCATGCCCTTCCCGAAGGGCAGCAAGGCTGGTCTGCTCCAGGAGGACCTGAAGCGGCAGACGTCCTACGACGCCGGCGGCACGGGCCTGCGGCTCGAGGTCATGGCCGAGCGCTTCCAGTGGAAGACCGGTCTCGTGGTCAAGGACTGGCGCTACGCGGTCCGCGTCTGCAACCTCGAGGTTGCTGCGAGCACCGGCATCCAGGAGCTGAGTGGCGTGTGGGCGACCACTGTCACGACCAACATCATCCACCTGTTGGCGAAGGCGATCGCGCGCATCCCGAACACGGCGATGGGCCGGTGCGTCTTCTACATGAACCGCACGGTCTTCACCGCGCTGCTGCGCACCGCGATGGAGAAGGGCGCTGCGAGCGGTCTCACCATCCAGGCCGCGGCCACCCAGTTCGGAACGCCGCAGTCGATGTTGTCGTTCCTTGGAATCCCGATCCGTCAGTGCGACGCGATCGTCAACACCGAGGCCCTCGTCAGCTGATCTGACGGCCCCGGCTTCATCGTGAGGCTGGGGCCCAACCACAACACACAGAAGAGGACACACACATGGGATTCACTGACAATGCGCTCACGCTCGACGTGGGCACCGGCGAGACGCTCACCGTCACCAGGAACGGCGCGAGCATCTTCACGGATCTGCCCACCATTCGGGGCGGCACGGACATCGGGGCGGGCCTGAACCTCAAGTTCCAGGCGGTCGTCGCCACGACGGTTGCTGCGTCTTCGACCAACACCACGGTCGACGTGCAGGCTGTCACCTACCAGCTGCCGATCGTTGCAGCTGTCGCCGCGCGCACGGCCACGCACACGCTCGCTTCGCCGGCGGTCTTCACCACGACCGCGCACGGCTTCATCACCGGCACGCCGGTGACGCTCGCGTTGAACGGCGGCACGCTCGACGCCAACTTCGTGGCCGGCACGACCTACTACGTCGTCAGGCTGACCGCGAACACCTACAACCTGTCGACCTCGGTCGACAACGCGATGGCCGCGACGTGCATCAACGCGTCGGCTGCGTCGACTGGCAGCCCGACCGTCACGAGCTACGTGCAGGGCGAGTTCGCCCTCGTCACCGCGATGGACGGCACGGCTCTGATCGAGAGCTTCACCGTCGCTGGGCACGGCATGGCGACCGGCACCCCGGTTCGGTTCCAGAAGGGCGCCGCGACGGCGTCTGGCGTCACGACCAACATCACCTACTTCGTAGTGCGGTTGACCGACGACACCTTCGCGGTCTCGACGACCCTGGCCAACGCGACCGCAACCACTCCGGTCATCGTCGACCAGGGCGCGCTGACCGACACCAACGGCGTGCTGACCGTCTACTGCCCTGGCACGGTGATCGGGTCCTCGGGCCCCATGATTGTCGGCACCCTGGTAGCCGGTGCCGAGATCACGTTCACAGCGAACCCCCGGCAGATCATGGGGATCGCAACTTCGCTGGGCTTGGCGCGTCCGGCCGGCCGAGCTCTGGGCTGTCGGTTCGTGACGTCGGCCGCGTGCACCGCGGGCAAGTTCCGCGTCAACCTCGTCGGTGATGTGAACGGCGGTCGCACCTTCTACCCGACTGCGCAGGTCATCCGCTGACCACCCGCGGCCTGCCGGGTGACCGGTGGGCCGCCAACCACGCACAACAGGACAGCACATGGCAATCTTCGACAACCTTCTCGAGTGGACGGTCACCGTCCCAGCAGCCGGACTGCCGTCCGGTATTACGGCCTTCGTCGCCAACGCGGGCAACGTCTACGGCAGCACCACCAACGGGTCCGACGGTATCGGGACGTGGCTGGGGTCTGGCGAGCCGGTCATCTTCGAGTTCGAGGTCACGACTGCATTCGTCGGGGTCAACTTCCCCGTTGTTCAGCTCGCTGTCGCCTTGACCTACAACGGCAGCGCCGCTCCCGGCCCGTTCTACAGCTTCGGCACGGCTGCTGCGAACGCGATTGCCTACAGCGCTGGCACCACGCACGCGGTCGTTGGGCTGCCAGCAGCCTCGCTGACGCTCGGGGCCAAGCACTTCGTCATCGTGCCACCGTTCACCCCGCACCCGATCAGCTTCTCCGGTGCTTCCCCGACCCAGCAGAACGTCTCGTTCGAACCCACCCTGATCATCCCAAACTACATGATGGTCACCGCCACTGGGCTACCGCAGACTGCGACCGGCGACCAGTATTTCTCGGCCGGGGCCATGAAGGTCCGCGGCGGTCTGCTGGGCAACCAGATCAAGAACCCCGCCGACTACATCTTCGCCAGCCGGATGAAGGTGCGCTGATGCGAGTGCGCGCCACGATGGACTGCTACATCGACAACCACTACCGGATCGCCGGCACCGAGTTCGACTACGACGGTCCTCGCCCCATCAAGGGGCAGGGCCCGTTCATCGTGCTCGACCCCGAGCCGGAAGAGCCGAAGCGCCGCGCCAAGCGAGCCACGGTGCCCGCTGCTGACGTTTCGACGCAGTCCGAGTAGCAGAAGCCGGTCACCGATCGCCGCGTCGCTGGCTGGCACCCACAGCGGTCTGGTGCCCCATGCTGAAGAACCTGTCCGACCTGTCTGACGCCCATGAATACGTCCTGCTCTGGACCGGTCAGAGCACCGGCCGACCGTGGGGCACTCTCGCCGAAGCCGCGGCGCTCTACCAAGAGATCGACCTCGACGACGTCGGCCTGACGCTGGCGTCGATCTCGATCCCGTCAGCGACGACGCCCGCGCGAGGCGCCGGCGACATCGAATACCTGAAGCTCGACACCGCGGTCACCGCCGGCGAGTGGAACAACGCCACCATCCGGCTCGGCACGGTCACTGCGCTGCTCCCTGGCTACGGCACGGTGAAGTCGACCGGGACCACGGCGGCCTTCGCGGTGACGTTCGACGAGACGCTCGACGAGATCGTCTTCCCGTCGGCGCACAACCTGAAGGTCGGGATGCCGGTCATCTTCTCGGGCGCCAGCCTCCCAGTCGAGCTCACGGCGGGCGCCTTCACCTACTTCGTCAGGGAGGTGATCAGCACGACGCGCATCACGCTCAAGATCGAGCCGTTCGGTGCCGGGCTGGTCGTCTTCTCGGCCGGATCCGGCAGCGTGGTCGCGACCCCGTGGGTCCGCGTGCAGTGGACCGTGCCAGCTGGCACCGCCGCGCAGACCGCCATCGGCGCCTACATGATGCGCGACGACTTCAAGTGGGCGAGCTACCCGCAGGTGCGCGTGCTCACGCCCTACCAGCCAGTGCCGAACCCGCTCGATGGAGTCGAGGACACCATCTCGAGGAACGTGCCGTTCCCTGGCACCGCAACGACCTACACGCTCAACGGTCGCGGCCTGCAGCTGCTGGCGCCATACGTGGTGCCCGCCGCGGTGACATCGTTCGAGGACCTCGGCCTGTTTCTCGACTTCACGTTCCAGGAGGGCATCGCCGGCTACGGGATCAGCGAGATCGCAGACTCGGCAGGGGCCACCGCGCACGGCATCACCGGCATCGCCAGTGGGGTCTGGACGTTCAGCAACGCGCTGCCCACCGCCGATAGAACCGCGACGGTCACGTTCACCGCTGGCACGCCCATTGGCATCGTCAACCTCGCATCTCACGGTCTCGCGGTTGGTGAGCCGGTCCGATTCTCTTTGTCCGGCGGCACGCTGCCGGCCGAACTGACTG